GAAATTTAATTTACATATAGAATATGATTTACACACGGACTGATCGCATCAGAAACTATGTGTCTTCTGTACCTTCGTGGAAAGGCCTATACTCTGGTCCCATTATTCCAGCATTTAGAGGTTTAACTATTCACTATCTTGGTTCGCAGAGTCTATCTAGCTTGAACATTGATACCAATGTTAGATACAGAATCTCCCAACTAATGAAGCAAGTTACGTCTGGTTCTTCAGTAGTTTTCACTTCTCCACTTATAAATGAAAGTAGGACTGCTGATGATATATTATTAGGGTTTGATAGTATATACAACAATAACAAGCATAAAGTGAATTCTGTTTTGGACGACCTTGAAATGCAAAATAGATCCAAATTTGGACCCATGAGTATTGCTAAACCTTGGGTGGATCGTGAGGAGTCGCTGTTGGATAGCTATGACTATACTGGCATGAACATCATGACTGCATTTAAGCCTTATGCACTGTCAGAGAGACTACGTCGACTTAGACCATTGGAAGTTATAAACGCCCTTAATTATTTAAAGAATGATACAAACAGTGGTCTTCCTGATTACACTAGAAAGAAGAATGTAAAAGAGAAGTACAAGAGTTATACCTTGTCACAGATCTCCACTGTCCTTAAGGATCTTATTAATTTTGCGTGTATTCTGTTTACTAGGACTCAAGAAAATGGCAAGACAAGGAACGTCTGGGGTTTCTCCATCGTTATGACTATCTTTGAAATGTGTTTCTACAGACCACTCCTAGAATTACAAGCTAGACAGACTTGGCGTAAGGCCCTTCTCTCGCCCGATGATATAAATGCGGCGATCACAAAATTAATTGATACTTCCATTAAAGAAGGTAATTCAATACTGTCTATTGACTTTTCCTCTTATGATAATAGTGTTAAAGAGCATTTAATTAAACCAGCATTTGAATCTATTAAATCTCTTTTCCAACTTAAGTATTCCAGGTATTTAGATCAAATTTGTTACAATTTTATCAATGTACCTATTATCACTCCAGACGGTGTAGCTACAGGTCCACATGGTATTCCTAGTGGTTCAACCTTCACCAACGAAGTTGATTCTATCGTACAATTTGGAGTTGCCCGTGAATGCAACGATATTAGACTTCTCGAACTTTGTCAAATACAAGGCGACGATGGCGCATATTCCGTAACCTCAGGTGATCCTGTATTTGCACATTTTAAATCTTATGGACTTAAGGTGAATGAGACCAAAAGCTATGTCGCCAAGGATTGGGCTATTTATCTTCAACAACTTTTCCATGTTGATTATAGAGATTCAAATG